TGTTCACTTAGAGATGACAGTTGAGTGGGAAGACTGGCAGGATTGGGCAGTTGAAAACAAAGTGCATAAAGACGTTGTGGGCTTTTTGACTTTTAGCAAGAAAGACTTATACGACTTTGATCCAAAGTCAGGTTCACGTGCTTTTGCTACTCCACGTAGCTGGTCCTTTGTTAGCGAATTACTTATTGATGATGACTGTGATGCGGATACATTAACTGATCTAACTTGCGGATCTGTAGGTGAAGGGCTTGCTGTTAAGTTTATGGCGCACCGTAAACACTCTAGCAAAATGCCTAACCCAACAGACATTTTGTTAGGTAAAGTTAAAGAGATGAAATCTAAAGAAATCTCTGCACAATACTCGTTAGTTGTTAGCCTGTGCTACGAACTTAAAGATGCATGTGACAAGAAAGANAAAGATTGGAATTCAAAGGTTAATAACTTCTTCCAATTTATGATGGATAATTTTGAAACTGAATTNGTAATNATGGGTACTAAACTATCGTTGTCAACTTACAAGTTGCCGTTAGATCCAGATGAAATTGCATGTTTTGATGANTTCCATGCTAAGTTTGGTAAGTACATTGCCCAGGCTACAGAGAAGTAATTTGGCATAGCATCAATTGACAGGACCTACGGGTCCTGTTATAATATATACATATTGAAACATTAGGAGAAGAGATGGCACACGCAGATCCAATTATTGACAAAATTATCGTAGCACGAGTAGGCTTGCTACTCCGCCATCCATTCTTTGGAAATCTTGCTACACGTCTACAAATTAAAGAAGCAAGTGATTGGCTTCCTACTGCCGCTACAGACGGTCGTAACATTTATTTTAATCGAGAGTTTTTTACACCCCTTACTACTAAACAAGTAGAGTTTGTTATTGCACACGAGATTCTCCATGCAGTATTTGATCACATTGGTCGTAATGAAAGCCGTGATCGTAAAATCTTTAATGCGGCGGCTGACTATGTTGTTAACGGACAATTGGTACGTGACCGAATTGGTGAACAACCTCCAGAAATTAAAATCTTCCATGATCCTAAATATTATGGTTGGAGTGCTGAACAAGTATACGACGAAATTTACGAAAAGTATGATGATGAACAATTGGCCGCATTGGGTCAGTTGCTTGACGAACACGTTGATTGGGGTGACAACGGTAATAACGGTAACCAACCGCAATACACTAAAGATGAGCTTAAAGCTATTCGTGACGAGATGCGTGAGGCAGTAATTGGTGCGGCACAAGCGGCGGGTGCAGGAAATGTACCTGCAAGCGTCCAACGCATGATTAAAGATCTTACAGAGCCTAAAATGAACTGGCGTGAAATATTGCGCCAGCAAATTCAAAGTACTATTAAGAACGACTATTCATTCCTACGTATGAATCGTAAGGGATGGCATATGAATGCAATTTTGCCAGGGCAACAATTCCAAGAAACTATTGACATCTGCGTAGCAATTGACATGTCAGGTTCAATCGGTGACGAACAAGCTAAAGATTTCTTGTCAGAAATTAAAGGCATTATGCAAGAGTACAAAGACTTTAAAATTAAAGTTTGGTGTTTTGATACGCAAGTATACAACGAAGCCGATTTTGACGGATACACTATGGACGAGTTTGATGACTATGAGCCAATGGGTGGTGGCGGTACCGACTTTGATTGTAACTACGAATACATGAAAGAACACGATATTAACCCTAAAAAGTTTATCATGTTTACAGATGGATACCCATACGGTTCATGGGGCGATGAAAGCCATTGTGATGCAGTATTCATCATTCACGGTAATAACACTATTGTTCCACCATTTGGTGAGTTTGCATACTACGAAGAAGCTAAGGCAACAGCGTAATGGCATTAAAGAATGGCAAGCCAAATCCTCTAAATTACTTTGGATTTCGGAGGGTGGAGTTTGCCGCTCCGCATTTTAAATATACTTCTATAGATAAGTATACGCCAACATTACTACGTAATTTAGACAGTTGGATTAAAACTAATTTAAATAGTCGATATTATATAGGGCAATCGTTGGCCCTTGATCATACTAATACAATTACATATAATACACGTATTGGGTTCGAATCTGAGAAAGAACTCAGTTTCTTCACAATCGCATGTCCGTTTTTACAAACGAGATAAATTATATACACACTTAATTTAAGGAGATACCATGACTGAACAAGTGGAAAAACAAGAAGTACCGGCTGGCCAAGATGCCCCAAAAGCAGATGCCAACGAATTAACAATTAATGACTTAAATGCAATGAAAGTTATTATCGATATCGCTAGCTCGCGTGGCGCATTTAAACCTAACGAAATGACAGTTGTAGGTCAAACTTATACTAAATTGTCAACATTTTTAGACCAAGTAGCCAAACAAGCAGAAGCGACTAAACCAGGAGTATAATTATGCAATCACTAAAACACGTAGGTAGAATTAAAGCATCCGGTAAGAAAGTGTTAGTAGCTTATAGAACACTACCCGGAGACGCTTATAGCTGTCTTGTAGTACCAACTGAAAACATGCCAGATGAAATGCATAACGCAATCATCAACTGTGTCGAAAGTTCAACAGCACAAGAATCGTATGAATTTGCGGATGCATTAGATCGTACACAATTTCCAAATGGTAGTCGTATGTTGCCAGCATTACATCAGCAAGGCCGACTAATCAAAATTGGTACAAGCGAAGTTGAAATGATTCCAACTATGAACGCATCTATTTTGTTATCAGAACTTAATCAAATTATTGCAGAACAACGCGGTGTTGCTGTTGACGGTTTATGTATTAAGCCGGGTAGTAATGATAAAGTTGAAGTTAAAGAAGTTGCATCAGTTAGTAATATGCCAACTGAAACTGCTGATGTAAGCAAAACAACATCATCTGCGTCAGAAGTTCCGGCTGTAGCATTAACTGTAGATGAGCAAGCTAAAGACTATCGTTCTAAGGCGGATAAACTTGCTAAAGAGGCCGCGGCTTTTAGACGCATGGCTGAGGAATTGGTTCCGACCAAAAAAGCAAAGTGATCCAACAGGGAAGAATTCTTCCCAAAGAAGTCATCGATAGTTGGCCAGAAGTATTTGGAGAGGTAAAACTCCGTGTTCTACCTTTACGGTATCTCCATGCGGTTATTATCACGTTTAAAGATGGCAAGATTTGGGAAGTAAAAGTTACAGCTGAAGTGCAAAAGAAGGGATGGGACACTTTTGAAAGTTCGTTGTCTGAATTATTTAAGACATACGAAAACAGAATTGTCGACGTCGATTTTAAACTTGACACTGTGCGTATTAAAAAAGACATAGAAAAAGATACGCAAAAGTTTCTAAAGAAAAGAAAATTATAAATGAATGTTAAACTTTTATCATATAGTCAACCCGCAGCCGAATTTCGAAATATGGGCATCGAAGATGCACAGGAACTCATTGCGTATTGCGCCCGTGTCAGCAATCCTTCCAATCAGCTCAACACAGACACATCCGAAAAACTCATCAGATACTTGGTCAAACACCAGCACTGGAGCCCACTTGAAATGGTCTCCGCCTGTATCGAAATTACCACAACCAGAGACATTGCCCGCCAAATCTTGCGACACAGAAGTTTCAGTTTCCAAGAATTCAGTCAGCGATATGCTGACCCTACTAAAGACCTGTCGTTTGTACTGCGAGAAGCACGACTCCAAGATCCAAAAAATAGACAGAATAGTATCGCCTCAGATGATTCAGAGTTACAAGCATGGTGGGATGCTAAACAAAAATGGATCATTGAACAGTCTAAAATTGCCTACGCTCAAGCTATCGATAAGGGCATAGCAAAAGAACAAGCTCGTGCTGTATTGCCAGAAGGTCTTACAGAAAGTCGTTTATATATGAATGGAACACTACGTAGCTGGATTCACTTTATTGAATTGCGAAGTGCTAATGGTACTCAACTTGAACACCAAGAAGTTGCTATTGCCTGTGCTAAGGTGATAGCTGAGATTTTTCCGCTAGCCAACGAACTTCTAGCCAAGTAAAATCATTTATCTTATCCAATGCCTCTTTATTAGAGGCATTTTTTTGGCCATAGGATTGTCCAGCGAGTGCGCCTAAATAGGCATAATACCCGTAAGGAACAGCATCATTTATTGTACACCATACACTTAGTCTAGACAATGCTTCTTCATTTCCGTTTACTGCTAGTTTACAACATTCTCTAAAGGCACTTCGCCATGTACTAAACGGATCTGTGTTAAACGCCGTAATGTTGCTAACTTCTTCCATTGCTTTAAATCTAGTACTAATGTTCATGGTCATATCAGTACTAGTAACATCCATATCAACCGTTAATTTTTTTGGTAATAACTTAACGCCACCGTATCCGTATTCTAATCCATTTACAGGATTACGACTGCGCCACACATGTACAATATCATGTTCTTCTTTTGTTACTTCGTAATTAAAATTAAAAGTGTCTAGAATAACAGCATCAGCATCTACTACCCAAAACATAGGACTAAAGCTACGCTTTGCGGCGGCAATATGTGCTTGGTGTATGCCAATTATACCTTGCACATGTTTTGCTAACGGAAATCGTTCTTTTAACTTTGCAAAATTGTCAGCGGCATTTAGTTCGTTATAAGAAATAAAAATAATATCAAACACGAGTACGAATTATCCTTGGTGTGTTATGATAAACAGTTTTAAAAAATTTACTAGATTCTGCACACGGATCAAATAGTTCTAGGTCACATTCATGTTTAAGTGTTTCGCCCAACCCCATGATTTCATAAGGTAACATTTTTTCAGTTATTGCGCCGTACTTAGTATTCCATTCATTTGTAAGCCATTCAAAATCACGCACATTAGAATAATCCCAATCTGTACAATTAGTAAGATACGCACCTTCTCTAGCACCGTATATAGTCCATAAACCGTTTGGTACATCTGCACCAACGTTACACCAAATTAAAAGTCTATGATAATTTTGCCACCAAATCTTTTTAAGGTTGCCAACTTTTGCTCCTTGGTCTAAGCTCATCTTTACACCCTCACGAAAGCCTGCTCTCCATGCTTGGAACGGACTTGCAGTTACAATACTTTCGCTATAGTTGTCATTAAACTGATAGTAACGATCATCAAAACAAAACTCAACTAAACCTTTAGTATCGCTAGGATCAGAATTTTCGTGAGTCCGCATTTCGTTAACAAATTTACGTGTCCATAATTTTAGGCCGCCGTTGCCATACATTAGCCCATTTACTCCAACACGTCCACACCAGCTGAAAACGTTTTCACTGGTAAGTCCAAGGGCGTCTAGATCAATTTCTACTTCAAGAAACTTAGGATCTACAATGTTATCTGCATCTACAGTAACAAAGTATTCAGTTTCGCTTAATTTAGCGCAAGCCTTGTGTGCGGCATCACTACCTTTAACTCCGTGTACACGCTTTGCCCATGGTACTTTCTTTAAAAGATCTGCATAATTCTTTTCTGCATTAGGCTCGTCATAGCTTAGAAAAATGACGTCCTGATCCATAATTTTAATTATATTATTCATTTATTTTTAACCCATATGTTTTAAACACTAATTTTGAAGATATAGATATCTTATCAATACGCTTTTCAATTTTAGTTGTAA